TTAATGATCTTCATTATTTCCCTCTTGAAGCCCAAGTAACTGTTCTGCAAGAAAGTCCAGCATATTAAGCAACACCATTTGATTAGCACGACTGCAAGCCCTAAACTTTCCAAGGAAACGGTTGATTTCTTCCTCATTTTCGTCTGGCTCTACATTGAACAGGTTACTTGTTGTAAGGCCCAAGCGATTTACAATCGGAAAAAGAATCCCATAGGACGGATTAACACTCCCGTGTTCAATGCCTTGAATCATCTTGATCGAAACGCCGGTTTGGTCAGAAAGTTCTTGCTGTGTTAGTTTGTAAGCCTTTCTTGCCTGTTGGACCCGGTTGCCCAAATATGTGCGAATATCCATCGGCATAGTTTATCACCTCGGATATATTCTATCTTACCGATTTTCATATTTACATTCCCGAATAGCTCCTATTTAATAGGTAAAATCTTACTCTTTATATGAAATAGTGAACCCCTGTTGAGTGGCCATAAAAAAACGGCTCTCACAGCAGGGGCTTATCGTGCATCCACCTGTGATTAGTCCGTTGGAGGAAATCATGGGTGCTTTTCTTGTTTACAACAGATTTGGTGATTCACCAAAAAAATTGTTGTCCCCCATGAGGATTACCCTAGAATAAAAACCGCAAAATTTGACCTTTTTAGAACGTGTTATCCTGCTGATAATCCGGCAGGGAGACAAACCGCCAGAGAGTATAGGAAGCTCTCTGGCGGTTTCTTTTGTCGGTTTAGATCGAAATACGCTTGCATCCTCCGGTGCCGTGGGCCTCCACGAAAATCTGAAAGTCCATCACATTTAGATTTTCGGAGGGAGCGCAATGCAAAAAATTCGAGTGTCTAAAATTTCCTCTACAAACTTTGGGGAATGGGACAAAAGCTGTCCCATAAGTTTTTTAGCATCTCCCCAGGAGCATCGAAGGGGGGTGAGCGCATGAGCAGTCCGAGCGAACGGCGGCAGGAGTTGTTAGAGGTACTGTGCCGCAGAAGGCACGATACATACGACAATCTGGCCTTTGAGTTCAATGTTTCCAGAAGAACGATTCGCCGTGATATAGCGATACTCATGTGCTCTTACCCCATTGAGACTTCCAGAGGATACGGTGGAGGCGTAAGGGTTGCGGATGGATATTATCTCCATCGCAGAACCCTTAACAAAAAGCAGGTCGCATTACTTATTAGGCTGCGAGTTCAGCTTGATGGAGACGATTTGAATACGCTCAACAGCATCCTTCGCCTTTTTGCTCCTTAACGCATATCCCCCAGCACCTTGACAAACAGCGGGACAAGCTCCCGTTCATATTCAGTATGTAAGTGCTGCATCCTGCATCAGCCGTTCAATCGCAAAGACTACCTGCGGGCCAGGGCCGGAGGAAAGGAGGTGATCCCTTCCGCTCTCTGCCCGTCAAAACGATAACATCAAAGGTACGAGCGACACCTGGGCGGCTGCCCGGCGCTGGCAACGCCGCAGACGCGGGATGCACCGCAAACACCCGTATCGCAGGGTAAAAGGGAGATGCTGGGGGAACGGCCTGGGCAGCTTAGTCACCTGCCGCCACCGTCTGCTGGCACTGCGCCGCCACGCCAAAGGCGGGCTTGCATACTCCCGTGCCGGGGGAGAGCAGTAAGGCGGTCATGCCGCCCGATAATACGGCACATATTTTTCTGAAAGGGTATTCCAGGGAACCCGCGCCGGTCACATTTCCTCACAGAATGAGGACACAGCCAGGACCGGCGCGGCCCTTCCCGCCCACCGGATGAAAGACCTGGAGCCATAGGCCAACTGCGGCCCCAGGTGTTCCATCCGGTAAGGATGAACGATAACAGGCCGAGGCCAGGGAGGTGAAAATATGCTTGTTCCAATCAGTGAGATCAAGATCAACGCCGGACGGCGGGAGGCAGACCCGGAGGGAGTGCAGGAATTGGTGGACAGTATTTCCAAGGTGGGCTTGCTCAACCCCATCACCATTGACCGGGAGCATACGCTGATCGCCGGATTGCACCGGCTGGAAGCGGCAAAACTGCTGTGCTGGACGGAGATTGAGTGTAATGTCAGCAGTTTGGAGGGCTTACTGGCAGAGCTGGCGGAGGTTGACGAAAATGTGGTCAGAAAGGGCTTATCCGCCGTGGAGTACAGTGATCTGCTTCTGCGCCGGAAAGAGATTTATGAAGCTCTCCACCCGGAGACAAAGCATGGTGGTGACCGCAAGAGCGAAAAAATCAAAAGTGCAAAATGCACATTTGATTCTGAAAAATCTTTTGTAGATGATACGGCTGAAAAATTAGGTGTGGACCCCAGCACCATTAGACGCCAGATTCAAACCGCAAAAAATCTGACTTCCGAGGCAAAAGACATTATCCGGGACACCGGAACCAAAATCACGAAGAAGGATGCTTTGAAGCTGTCCCGGCTGGGACCGGAGCAGCAGAAGGACGCAGCCAGCCAGTTAGCGGCGGGGGAAATCAAATCCATGGGCGAGTACCATCCCGCCCCGGCAGAGCCGGAAGAACCGCCGCCCCCGGAACCGGAATCGCCGCCAGCGGCTCCGACTGTACCCTCTGTTCCCTACTCTCTGGGCGATAAGCATTATGCCAGCATAGAGGAATCCATAGCCGACCTCAAAAACCCCAATAAAGATTGCAGCTATAACCCGGACACGCTGCTGGCAGATATTGACGGCTTTGTAGACACCTTCCACAAGAATTTCGCGTGGTATAGCGACCCCTTCTGCACAGTCGTTTTCCCAGACATATCTCCGGTGCAATTTGATTTTGTACGTCAGCGTTTTGCGACCATTTCCTCCGCCATGGAGGATTTATTGAATTTAATGGAAAGGAATATGAACAAATGAGCTATCGGAAAAAGCGCAGTTCCTCCAAAAAGGAACCCCTGGAGCAGCAGACCACCATCCCCGAAGTAAAGTACCATAACCCCGGCGTGAGCCGTGATCTCTCCACCGCCAAGCTGACCTCCGGCCTGCCCTATCAGCGGCCTGTGGAGACGGAGGATGTGGACAAGCTGATCGCCAAGTGGAACCCTTGCCTGCTGACCCCCATTGTGGTCAGCTTCCGGGACGGCAATTTCAATGTGGTGGACGGACAGCACCGGATCGCCGCGATGCGGAGGATGGCGGGCGGCGGGGATGTGATCGTCCCTTGCATCATCTACACCGGCCTGACCTATGAGCAGGAGGCCGAACTGTACTATATGCTGGACCGGACCAGAGGGAAACTGCGGCTGGGCCACGCTACCAAGGCTCTGGTGGAATCCGGCGCGGATGCGGAGATCATTGATGTGAAACAGCGGATAGAGGACGCTGGCTTTACCTGGGCGCTGGACCGGCCCACCGGGGAACCATTTGAAATTGCTACCACCCGCGCCGTCATCAACGCTTACCGGCTCCTGGGCGGCGCGGCCTTCTCCCGGATGCTGGGTTTGATTGCCGGAGCGTGGCATGGAACCCCCAGCTCTCTCAAAGGGTCCATCTTCTCCGGCATGGCGCTGTTTGTCAAGACCTATGAGACGGAGCTGGTGGACCAGACGTTTATCAAGCGGCTGTCTGCCGTTGACCCGGATGAGATTATACGGCGGGGCAAGGTGGACTTCTCCACTAATAAAGCCGCCCTGCGGTTTGCCCGTGTCATTCTCAGTAAGTACAACGGCCACCAGCGCGGAGGCCGAAAGCTGCCCTACCGCTTTAAGGGCTGATACATCACAAATCGCCGCAGGCTGGGAACAGTCTGCGGCGGCTCGCTGCCGGCTGTCTGGAATGGGGACAAGCCGCGCAAGCATAGTTTAGACCAGAGGGGAGGAAGTACATGGAACAGCCAATTTATACCGAGGAACAGGTCAGAGCCATGCAGAATGTGGACATTCGGACGGTGGACCCCGCCGGACTGCGGGATATTCGGGATGTGAAGGTCAATACCGACCTGCCCAAGCGGGAGCGGATTCTGGATTTCATCCGGCAAATCGGCAACCCCTACTGCTACCGTCACGGGAAATATGTGGTGAAGGTCAGCTTCACCGACACGGACGTGACCCTGGAGGACCGGATGCTCTCCTACATACGCTCAAAATGCTGACAGGAAACTTTTTTGCAAAACACTCTGGACATTAGCCGGAAGTTATGTTAATGTGATAGACAACAGGACAAACCGGCGCTCCCCTGGTTGCTAAAGTGTTTTGCTGATTGACTTTAACGATCAGGAGAGAAGAATATGAAAATTTCCGATGAACAGGTATGGAATACCTGCGGTTACGTTCGCCTTTCCCGCGAGGACGGCGACAAGGAGGAAAGCAACAGCGTTACGGGTCAGAAGGATTTGATCCGTGACTATATGGCGCGCCACCCGGAGCTGCGGGAGTGCGGCATGAAAGTGGATGACGGCTACACTGGTTCCAATTTTGACCGTCCGGCCTTTCGTGAGATGATGGCCGAGGTCAAGGCTGGCAAGATCAACTGCATCGTGGTCAAGGATTTGTCCCGCTTCGGCAGGGACCACTTGGGCGTGGGGGAGTATCTGGAACAGTTATTTCCCTTCCTTGGTGTGCGTTTTATCGCAATCAACGACAACTATGACAGTCTGCACAGCAACGTGGAATCTGATGAGCTGGTCATCCCGTTCAAAAACCTCATAAACGAGGCATATTGCCGGGATACCTCGGTGAAAACACGGAGCCAGCTTGAAATCAAACGCCAGCGCGGAGATTTCATCGGCTCTTTTGCTGTTTTTGGCTACCGGAAGGACCCGGAGAACCGCCACCGCCTGCTGGTAGATGAATACGCCGCCGGTGTGGTACGGGATATGTTCAAGTGGAAGCTGGAAGGAATCAGCGCGGGCGATATTGCCGACCGCCTTACAGCGGCGGGCATCCCCACGCCTATGGACTACAAGCGGTCCCAGGGGATGCGCTACTCTACGTCCTTCCGGCTGAAAGAGGAATCCGTGTGGGATGCCGGGATGGTGCTGCGGATTCTGAAAAATCCGGTCTACATCGGCGTGTTGGAGCAGGGGCGCGTGACCACCCCCAGCTATCGGGTGAAGCGGCTGGTGGTGAAGCCCCGCGAAGAATGGGCGGTGGTGGAGAACTGCCATGAGCCGGTCATTGACCGCTATGACTTTGAAAGCGTTCAGAAGGTGCTTGCCCTGGATACGCGCACCAGCGTCAGCGGCAAGGCGGTGGAGCTGTTCTCCGGCATGGTCTACTGCGGCGAGTGCGGCGGGGCCATGATACGAAAAACCGTCCCCACCGCCAAGAAGAAGTATGTGTACTATGTGTGCGCCGCGCACAAGAACGAAAAGCGCTGCTTCTCCCACTCCATGCGGGTGGAAACGCTGGATGAGATCGTGCTGGACGCATTGAGAAGATACATCCAGGATGTGATCGACCTCTCTGACCTGCTGGAACTGACCGACACGGCCCAGCTTCAGCAAGCGGGTATGCGAAAGCTGCAAGGCCGTTTGGAGAAGAAACGGGAAGAAATCGACCGCAATCAGGCCCTTTTGCGCTCCCTTTATGAAAGCCTCGCTGACGGCGTGATCAACCGGGACGAATACCAGGATTTGAAAAAGACCTACTCCCGCCGCCGTGCCGAGGCGGAGGAACAGGCCGAGGCCATCCAAGAGGAAATGAGCCGGGAAATGGGCAATTTTTCGGAGGGCCGGGGCTGGATGGAGCAGTTCCGCAAGCACCAGAACATTGACGCTCTGGACCGTACCATCATTGTATCGCTGATTGAGCGTATCCTGATTTTCCGTGACCGCCGTGTGGAGATCGTCTACCGCTGGCACGATGAATTTCACTGGCAGATGGATTTGCTGCGGCAGGCCCAGGGAACCCTTCCCGGAAGGGAGGCGGTCTGAAATGGCGCGGACGAAACGCAAGGTCAATCCCGTCCTGCCGGTAGCTGTCCAAGCGGAACAGCCCCGCCGGATTTATCAGGTGGGCGGCTATGCCCGCTTGTCGGTAGAGGACAGCGGAAAGCCCGGAGCGGACACGATCAGCACACAGCGGGAATTGATTCAAAGCTACATTGACGGCCAGCCGGATATGCGGCTCTATGACCTTTACTGCGACAACGGACGGACGGGAACGAACTTTGACCGCCCGGAGTTTGAACGGATGATGGAGGATGTTCGCTCTGGCAAGGTAGACTGCATTGTGGTGAAGGATTTATCCCGGTTTGGCCGCAACTACCGGGAAACCGGCAACTATCTGGAACGGATTTTCCCGCTCTTGGACGTGCGGTTTATCGCCGTCAACGACAATTTTGACACGCTGACCGCCGAGCGGACCCAGGACGGCTACATAGTGCCGCTGAAAAACATCATGAACGCCGTTTACAGCAAGGACATATCCAGGAAGATTCTTCCGGCCATTTCGACCAAGCAACAGAAAGGAGAGTTCATCGGTTCATGGGCGGCATACGGCTACCAGAAGTGTGCCGGTAATGCCCACCGGATTGAGCTGGACCCAGAGACTGCGCCGGTGGTGCGTGAGATATTCTCCCTGCGTCTGACGGGGATGAGCTATCAGCGGATTGCCCGGACATTGAATGAGCAGGAAGTCCCTTCCCCCGGACGGTATCTCTGCTTGAAGGGGGCGGCAAAGTGCGAATCCTATGCCAATTCCCGGTGGACCATAGCCTCCGTAAAAAAAGTCCTGACCGCCGAGGTCTACTTGGGTCACATGGTCCAGGGACGCAAGCGGTCCGGCTTCTCCGAGGGGAAAAAGCCCTACTATGTGCCGGAATCCGAGTGGGTGATCGTCCGCGACACCCATGAGCCGCTGGTGGATGAAGAAACCTTCCGTGCGGTTCAGAAAATGGCCGTAGAGGCCAGCAGCGCCTATAAGGAGCGGCTTGGATGTCATGACGCCTTGGGGACGATCCCCAATATCCTGCGGGGCCTGATCTTCTGTGCTGACTGTGGCCGTCCATTGGTGCGCTACAAATGTGTTACGAACAAGGGAACAAACCTTTACTACGTTTACATCTGTCAAAGCCACTCTAATGATTTGGCCTCCTGCCCCAAGAAGTATTTCCATGAGACGAAGCTGATTGAAATTCTTTGGGATACCTTGCGGCGTGAGATCGCGCTGGCTGAAAATCTGGACAAGTTGGTACGCCAGTACAGTAAATCCGCAAAGGCGGTCAGCCGGGAGGCGGAGGCCAAGAGGGAGATCGCCGCCGCAAAACAGGCTTTCAGCCGTGCGGAAATGCTCTATGATAGCTTGTACCAGAATTACGCCGACAAGCTGATGACCGAGCAGGAATACACGGAAATGAAGCGGCAGTACCGCTCTGATATGGAACAGGCGCAGGCCCGGTTGGATGAGTTGGAACAGCGGCAGAGGGACGAGCGGCAGCGGACCACGGAAAACCCCTGGCTTACCGCCTGCGGTCAATTCAAGGAAGAAACCGCGCTGACGGAGGCCATGGCTCACGCTCTGATTGACCGGGTGGAGATTGATGGGGCGAACCGAGTTTCCATCACTCTGCGCTACCGGGACGAATACAACGCCCTGCTCCAGATGCTGGCGGCAGAGGGAGAGGCGGTGTCCGCATGAGCGTTATCACCGCAAAATATATCCGCTTGTCCTCGGATGATGACAGTTCAAATTTGTATACAGGTGAAAAACTATATCCGACACCAGGAAGGGGTGTCGTTTTTTGCTATTGAATCGCTCCAACGAATTTGTAATAGATAGTGATGGTCTTTTCCTTGCCGATGCGGTTGCGGCCCATCCCCGGCGTTTCGTAAATCGTGATGCGGTCAATCAACTCGTTCAGCATGAACCTGTCCAGTTCCTCAAAGCTGGTGTACTTCTGAATGAGCTTGGCAAAGCGGTCAATATCAGCTTTCGTGTCCCGCACCTTCTCCAACGCTTTCTCCATATCAGCAATGGACAATCTAAGCCCAGCCCGCTCCGCATCATAATCCGCAATAAACATGGAAAAGATATGGTCCGGCAATTTGCCGTTCATATTGTCCTCGTAGGTCCGTTTCAGCTTCACATCCAGATCGGCCAGCCGCTTCTTTGCGGATGCAAGGTCACGATTCATCTTCGCCGCCTGCTTCTGCTCGTCCGCGCATTTCAGTTCCATCAGCTTTTGCGCCGCACGCTCACTGTCCTCGCTGAACAACTTCGCGTTGCGGCGAATGTCCTCCTGGATAACCTGATAGAACGTGTCGTAATTGATGTAGTGGCTGGAGCAAGCCAGCTTTCCAATGGAGTGGTGCTTTCCGCAAATAAAGTAGGTGTACTTTCCGTTGGAGGTGGTATGCTGCCGCATGGCCGTCCCGCAGCCCTCGCAGTAAAACAGACCGGAGAACAGGCGGGGTTCATCAAGGGGCTTGATAACCTTTTTCCGTGCCTGCATTTTCTTCTGCGCCTCATCAAACAGTTCCCGCGAAATGATTGGCTCGTGCATATCGGGAACAACGATCCAGTCCTCTTTGGGGATCGGCTCCCGCTTCTTGCTCCGGTAAGACGGTGTGTATTGCCGCCCCTGCACCATGCACCCCACATACATCTCATTCTTCAAAATGGAGCGAAGATACGTCTGGCCCCAAAACCGCTTCCGCACAAATTCACCGTCCCTGGCGGGGTCGTGCTTGCGGAACCGGGCGTACTCGGCAGGAGACAGGATGCCCTCCTCATTCAGCACCGTGCAGATGCTCCGGGACCCCATCCCCGCCGCGCTCATCTCAAAGATACGCCGGACGATGGGCGCAGTTTCCTCATTGATAATCAGCTTGTGTTTATCATCAGGATGCCGCAGGTAGCCGTAAGGGTCCAACGCCCCCAGGTACTCGCCGCGCCGCGCCTTGGCATGGAGCGTGGACTTAATTTTGGTGGAAATATCTTTGGCGTACATATCGTTCAGGATGTGCTTGAAAGGGGTAATGTCCATGCTGCTGGTCTGGTTCAGCGTGTCCACTCCATCATTCAGGGCGATGTAGCGAACGTGGCGCTCCGGGAAATAAATTTCCGTGTACTGACCGCAGAGGATATAGTTGCGGCCCAGGCGAGACAGGTCCTTGGTAATGACCAGATTGATGCGGCCCTTCTCAATGTCCGCAATCATCCGCTGAAACCCAGGACGGTCGAAATTCGTACCGGAAAAACCATCGTCAATATAGGTGTCCACAACTTCCCAGCCCTGTTTTGCTACATATTCGGCCAACAAAGCCCTCTGATTTCCAATACTCATGGATTCGTGATCGGCCCCATCCTCGGAAGATAATCTACAATAGATGGCGGCACGATAGTTCTGTTGTTCTCTCATTGAAACTGCCTCCTTATCAGCCAGAGAAACAACAGGGTTTATGTACGACTGTCAGGAACAGTGTAACACATTAAAGTGCGAAAGTCAAGCTGCGCCGCCTGTTGCTTCAAAAATTTCAGCGGGACCTATCCCGCCGTTTTCTCAAAAAGAATCTTCTTGACCGCCGCCTCATGGATGACTTCGCTGGCGGTTTTAGTGCCGGTGAACACACTGACCACATGAATAATGTCTCGTCCAATTTTCAGACGGTAGCCTTGCTCTGCATGGTTGTCCACCACCGTTTTTTGCTCGTTCCACATATCGGGCATATGTTGACCTCCTTGTAAAAGCAACCGCCGCAGACTTTTTTGTCTGCGGCGGCATGTAATATCAGCCCTTGAAGCGGTAGGGGAGCTTGCGGCCCCCGCGCTGCTGGCTGTTGTACTTGTCCCAAATGACACGGGCGAAGCGGAGCGCGGCTTTATTGGTGGAGAAATCCATCTTGCCCCGCCGGATGATCTCATCCGCGTCTGCCAGGGACAGCCGCTTGATAAAAGCGGCGTCGTCCAGCTCCGCTTCATAGGTTTTGAGAAACAAGGCCATGCCGGAGAGCATGGAGGCTTTGAGAGAACCGGGCGCTCCGCGCCACGTCTGAGCGATCAGCTCCAGCATCCGGGAGAAGCCAGCACCGCCCAACAGATGGTAGGCGCTGATAACGGCGCGGGTGGACATGATCTCAAAGGGTTCGCCGGTGGGCTTGTCCAGCGCCCACACAAAGCCCGCGTCCTCAATCCGCCGCTTCACATCCACGATTTCCGCGTTGCTGCCGGATTCCAGCAGGGCCTTGGTCGCGCTGGAAAGCCGCAGGTGTCCCTTGGCCTGATCCAGCTTGTAGTACAATTCCGCCTCCTGCTCATAGGTCAGGCCGTAGTAGACATGGCAGAGCATATCCACGTCCTTCCCGCTGTTTTTCTTCCTGCCGCCGCAGACGCGGTGCTGCCCGTCCACCAGATTATAGCGGCCATCCCGGTAGCTGACCACCAACGGGGTCAGCAGGCAGGGGTCCCAATGCCGCACCAGTCTATCCACCACGCGGTCAAGCACGGGCCGCTGGTAGGGCTGACCAGAGTACAGGTCTGCGGTGGAGAGAATCTTTTCCTCCCACTGTACGCCGTCCATCATGCCGCCGAATGTAGTCTGCCGGGGATTTTCCTGCTTCTGCCGTTCCGGGGCAGAAGGGGTTTTCTTATGTCGCTTCATTTTGTGCCATCCTTTCAATTTTTTGATACATTTCATCTAAAGTCTCATGAACAAACCGCACCTTCTGACGAATCTGCTCCAGATGCTCCCGCGTCAGGACCGGCAAAACCGCGTCATATTCCTGGCCAGTGTAGTTTTCCATGCTCTGGCAGAACCGTTGCAGAAAATACGAGAATGTTACGAGAAAGCTGTCCGGGGTGCAGCGGCGGTCCTTGTCCGGGTTCTTCAAGTCAGCGGCCAGCTCTTGAATGGAAGGGCAGCGGCCCTCCGGGGCAGAAGCCGGTTCGGGGGACTCTGGCGGCGGCGCTGGCAGGTTCGGTTCCGGCGGCATCTTCTGGTGCTGTTCCTCTGCGCCCCCCGGCTCTGCCGGGGAAGGGTGGTATTCGTCCACTGAGCGAATCGTGCCCGCCGCCAGTTGGCTGGCTGCTTCTTCCTGCTGTTCCGGGGTAAGACGGGAGAGTTTCAGCATATCTTTTTTCTTGACCTTTTCGTTTGCGCTTTGAATAGTTTGTTTTGCTTTTGGCGTTAAATCCCTTGCAAGTTGAAGATTTTCTTCAATAGTTCGCTTTGAAATGCCTGTTTTTTCCGAAGTATCCCTCACGAATGATTTTGACGTGAGCGCGCTTGGCGCGCTCACGTTATTCCCAACTGCGAAATTCATTCCATTTGCCTGGGAAATGCCGACTTTCGTTTCTGGATTTAGAGCTTCATAGATTTCCTTTCGCTTGTTTAGCAGTTCGCCTTGGGCAATGCAGTCAGGCCCTCGACGAACCAGATTTTCATCAATTTCTGCCAATTGTGCCAGCAGGCCGTCCAAATTCTTGACCGTACACTCGATCTCCAGCCATCCCAGCCGCTTTGCCGCCTCCAGCCGGTGCAGTCCGGCAATCAAGGCATAGTCCTGGTCGATGGTAATGGGATTCAGCAGCCCTACCTTTGAAATGCTGTCTGCCAGTTCATACACCGCCCCCGGGTCCACCTCACGCCGTCCATCTTTGACTTTGATTTGAAATATTGAAATTTTCATATTCTCACCTCCCCGACCCATGGCCGTGTTATCGTTCATCCTGCCAAATGGAACACCTGGGGCCGCAGTATACCTATGGCTCCGGGTCTTGCATCCGGCCAATGGGCGGGATGCCCCGCGCCGGTCCTGGCTGTGTCCTCGTTCTGTGAGGAATCGTGACCGGTGCGGGTTCCCTTGTGAGCCCTTCCTGAAAAATGTGTGCCGTATTATCAGGCGGCATGACCGCCTTGCTGCTCACCCCCGGCACGGGAGTATGTAAGTCCGCCATGGCGCGGCGGCGCGATGCCAGCAGACGGTGGCGGCAGGTGACTAAGCTGCCCAGGCCGTTCCCCCAGCATCTCCCTTTTACCCTGCGATACGGGTGTTTGCGGTGCATCCCGCGTCTGCGGCGTTGCCAACGCCGGACAGCCGCCCAGGTGTCGCTCGTACCTTTGATGAGATCGTTTTGACGGGCAGGGAACGAGGGTCCACCCCCTTTCGTTCGTCCCCGACCCGCAGGTAGTCTTGGCGATTGTGCGGCTAATGCAGGATGCAGCACTTACATACTGATTATGAACGGGAGCTTGTCCCGCTGTTTGTCAAGGTGCTGCCAGTGGGTTAATGGGCTGCGAGTTGAAGAATGATATTATCCATCATTTTGAGTTTTTCGCCCGTGAGCTGCGCCCTCAAATCCATAAGCAGCGCAGCTTCTTCCTCCCCCAGCAGTTTACGGCGGACAGGGTAGCCATCCGCCAACTTAACGCCACCGTTGCGGCCACGGGTGATCTCAATAGGGTAGATGCACATGAGCGCGATAATGTCCGTGCGAATGGTTTCCACGGAAACACTGAGTTCCTGCGCCAGATAATGGTATGTAATCCGCTTTGCAACGGATAGCATTTCCACGATCATCAGGCGGCGTTCGTATACGCCCATGTACTCACCCCCTTCCTCTCCGGCCCTATAAACAATCCTAACAGGAATACACCAAGGCTCACTTGGTGATTTAGAAAAAAGTTTTGAAAAATTTTTGGACGTGTAATTTCCGCCATTTTCTTACCTCCGAAAATCTGAATGTTCTTAGGGTCCAGCTTCAGATTTCCGGGGCGGGGCGCGGGCGGCATACCATTTCCCGACCGGAAGAAAAAGATTTTTGCTTTTTTCTCCAAAATCAAACGAGGAAACGGATAGGCCGTAAAAACTGCCGCCTTTTTTCGATAGGCTTCTACAAAATTCCCTATCGTTTGACAGGGGATTTTGTAGAAAACTGTCGAGGAAAAAAAGGACCGCAGACAACAAGACCGTTGTCTGCGGTTTTTTGAACATATAGAGAGCAGGCGGGCGTTGCCGCCGCCGCTTTGCGGCCTTAATCCGCATAATTTGATCTGTTTATAGCGTGTCCTCCCGCCAGAAGGGGCAAAAAAGAAAAGGCGGCAAGGGATTTCTGCTCCCTTGCCGCCTTTCGCAGCTTGATACACTGGATTCAAACAGTAGAAAAATGTGGGTAGTATTAAGATTTCTTCGCGGGGTCACTTATTTTTCAGGTAGCTTCCTCCAGATGTTCGATAAAGTTTTTCAACATCTGCGCCACCTGCGCCCGTGTGGCCTGCCCCTGGGGACCTAACCGCCCGTCGCCGTAGCCGTTCAAAATGCCGTTCTCCACAGCCCAGCGCAGGGCCTCCATGGCATAGCCGCTGATCTCGCTCTCGTCGCTGAAATGCAGCTCCTTATTCGTGGCTGCGGGGCTTCCAGCGTACCGCCAGAGCATGACCGCCAGCTGCTCACGGGTGATGGGGTCGTCGGGTCCGAACATTCCGTTGCCATAGCCGCCAATGATTCCCATGCTGGTGGCCCACCGGATAGCCCCAGCGTACCACGCGCCCTCCGGCACATCGCCGTATTGCAGCAAATAATCGACAAGCGGCCTGCCCTCTTTGTTAAAGAGGATTTGGGCGAATTGGGCGCGGGAGAGGTGGTTATCCGGCCCGAACTGGCCGTTGCCATAGCCGCCCATCAGCCCATGCCGCAGAACGTAGTCCACCGCCTCGTGATACCACGTCCCCACGCTCCCCAGGTCGGTGAAGCTGCGGGAGGGGCAGCTTGCGCCGCCGTCACAGGGCTTTTGCGTATCGTCCGGCAAAGGCACGAAAGTAGCTTTTACCGTTACGGCCCTGCTGGGCATGGTAAAGGTGTACTTCCCGCTGCCCTGGGCCGTCAGCTTGATTTTATTTCCCAGGCTGTCAGAGACGGTCAAGGTATCCAGCACATAGCCGCTGTCCGGGGCAGCCGTCAGGGTGACGGTACTGCCGCCGCTGGCATTGACACGGTTGGAGGACACTTTGCCATGCTCCGCTTTCTCCACGGTGACAGCGTAGGCGCTGGAACTCCAGCCACCGCCGCCATGATTGCCGCCGGTGGAAGGATCAGGCGTGGTCGCGGGGGCCGTCCAGCCTACGGAGATCGGGGACAGGCCGGTCACGACAACTTGTATTCCCTGGGCCGAGTTTTTCACCTTGTCCGGGGTAAATACCTCCGTAGCACCGGGGGTCTTGCCAAAATCAGAGGTAGTGAACATATGCACTACGGTAAAGCGGTAGCTACTGTTGGTGCCGCTGGGATAGGGCAGGGTGACAGTCAGGCCCCCGGTCGGAAAATTGTCTTTCGTGGCCGGGGTCCAGGTCACGCCTCCGTCTGTGCTGACCATCAGCGTTACATTATAGACGGCGGTATTGGCCTGGGGGATGCCGGATGTGGCCTGGGTGATCTCTGTCCTCATAGCCGTCTCCAGCCTTTCGGGAGTGTTCAGCGTTTCAATGTCCTTCAATCCGGCAGGAACCTGGGAAATGCCGGTTTCCATGACCAGCTCAAATTTCGTGCCGCCATCGTCGGCGGGCGGGTCCGGCAGGATGATTACTTCCTTTGTCTCCACGGTGCAGACTGCGTTTGCCGGATGATAACTGTTGTTCCCCGCATAGGAGGCCGTAAAGGTGTAGGTCGCGGTGCTGTTGGGCAGGGTGGCGGTCCAGGTGTTGCCTGTTCCCTTCGCTACGGTGATGCCGCCAGAGCAGGTCACGGTGGCCGAACCGCCAGAGGGCAGGCCGGTCAGGGTCAGCACCACCGTACCGCCGCCAAGCAGAGTGTCAGAGGATGGGGAGAGTTTCAACGTGGGACTGATTTTATCCACGCTGACGGTGCAATTCGCTGTCGTACCGTTGTGGTTCCCATCCCCAGTGTAAGTGGCGGTGAAGGTGTAGGACGCGCCGCCAGCGGGCAGCTCCGCCGTCCAGGTATTGCCGCTCCCCTTCGTCACGGCAATGCTGGCTTCGGAACAGGTCATACCGGCTGAACCGCCAGAGGGGAGGCCGGTCAAGGTCAGCGTCACCGTGCCGCCGTTGGGCAGAGTGACAGGGGACGGCGTGAGGGTCAGGCTGGGCGTAGCCTTGCGGATGGTCACGGTGACGGTACCGGAAGCAGTGCCATATTCTCCGGTATCCGTCGGGGTGAACACAACGCTCTTGACCCCGCTGTCGGCCACGTTAGTGAGGGCCTGCCCTCCGGCAAAGCTCCAGCTCCCCGCAATGGTCCGTCCGTCCAGCGTGGCAGTGCCGGTGATCTGGCTGCTGCTCACCGAACTGCCGGTGTAGGTCACGGAAATGGGATTGACGGTCAGGGTGGGGATTCGCACATTCGTCACGGTGACGGTGATCGTCAGATTAAATGCGTTGTAATTGGTGGATTTGATCACGGGAATGGTAATCGTGCCGGTTTTTCCTACCCCTGCGTTGTCCGCCAGCTTATAGGTCAGTATGGTGCCGCTCACGGTGGGAGTGCCCTCAAAGATGCTGTTGGTATCCGTAGTGGTAATTGTCCCCAGCACATAGCCCTCCGGCAGCAGATTCTTGAGATCATAGGTCTTTTCTCTGCCGTACTTGCCGGATGTACTGCCAGCTTTCTCACCGGTGTAATTCACCTTGGAAATAGTCACATCCACCTTCACGGGGGCGGTGCCGTTGTAGTTGTCCGTATCTGCGATCTTGTACCAAACTGTGTAGCTGCCTGCGTTGGTGCCGGTGGGGATGGTCGTGGAGTAAGTTCCCGTTTCTGCCAGGGAATACACCACTTCGCCAACACTGGCGGTTCCCGCCGTGACAAGCGCCTGGGCCGCTCCTGTGTAGGTTAGCCCGGTCTTGCCAGCTGGAGCAGTCGCAATAGAAGCGTTGGCCTTTTCAATACCGGCAGTCGTACTTGCAGGGAAATTGATCTGGTACTTGTCAGCGTTGGCACCGCTGATACTGGCCCCGGAGCTGTCCACTGTGACCGTCTTGCCCGCTCCAGCGTTGGCATTGGCAAAAGCTCCCGTCACGCCGGAGATTGTAATGCTGTCGCCAGCCAAAAGCCCCGTTGTCACTTCTGCGGTCACGGTGGCGCTGGTGCTGCCATCGTAGGTTTTATTGGCGGCGGTCACAACGGCGGTGACAGGTTTTTTCGCCGCCTCAAAGGTCAATGCGGCCTCGGCATCCTCATAATTGCCGCCGCCAGCCTTGACCGCCTTGACCGTGACGCTGCCCACGCCGGTGATCGTAATCTCGCCGGTACTGCTCACAGTGGCGGGGCCGGTGACGCTCCACGTTACCGCGCCCTCGCCGGAGCCGCCGCCGGTGGTCAGTTGAAACGTATCGCCGTAGGCGGTGGTTCCCGGCTTGCCGGTGATGCTCAACGTGTCTTGCAGTTTCTTGGTGATCGTGAAGTTTTGGGTAGTCTCGGCGATCTCATAATTGCCGCCAGGAGCGTCCGTGACCGTCACGGTGCCAATACCAACGTGGATATTTTCGCCGTAGGAAAGCGTGTATTCGGTGGAAGCAATCTCTTTATCCCCATCCAGCGCCTTGACTGCATCCCCGCTAGGCTGGATGGCGGAGCCGGTGTACTCGTAGCTGTCCGGCGTGATGGTGACGGTAGGCGTGACCGCCTTGCGGCTGATGACCACGGTTTTGGTGGCAACAGCCGTCTCAGTATTGTCTGTTGCCGGAATCGTAGCCGTGAGGGTGTAGGTCCCGGCGTTGAGGGGCGCAGCATCCCAGGTGAACCGTACATCGTCAAAGGCCGCGCCGGTAATGGTGAGATCACCTGCTGCCGGAGTGCCAACCTCCTGGCCGTCGTAGGCTTTGTCAGGGTTGTAGCCGCTGTTGAACGCGATTGCTGGCTGGGACTTGGTAATGGTCCCCGCCACGGAGGCAGTGGAGGAGGCAAGCCGGTAATTGCCTGCGTCCGCCCCAGTCAGGGTGATTCCGCTGGCGGTGATCGTATTCGCCTCATTCACATTGGCGCTGTTATAGGAAATATTCGCCGCCTTAGCGGTTACGCTCTCTCCGCTGACAACATCGGTCAGCGTGAGGGATAATCCCGCCGGAGGCTCCGTGGTGCCGTCGTAAGTTTTGCTGGTCGTTCCGGTAAGCGCGGCGGTGATTTCCTTTGGCGCGATTTCAAAGGTCGTTTCCGCCGTACCCGAACAGGAACCCGTTCCCGTGAGGGTAACGGTGGCCGTACCGGCGTTGGTGTTGTTCGAGTACGATACGGTGTAGTCCGTGCCCTGGGTCAGCGTTTTGCCGTACAGGGTCACGGTGACGGCGGGCGTTTGCGCCTGTCCGTTGTATGTAAGCCCATCGTTGGAGACTGTGACTGCGGCGTCCGCTAAGTCAAGGCCCCACAGGGCGGTCAGCTTTGTCACTGTGGACGGGACATTATCGCCCGCGCTGTATAACACGCCATTATCGCCCTTCCACCCGCTGAGCGCAGGCTTCCCGTCCGGGACAGTCAAGCCCTCGCCGCTGGGGGCTTTGAAGTTCTCCCCGGACTTCACCACGATGTCGCAGGGGCCGCTCCTCCCCCAGGTCCCCCCAATTCGGCCGCCGTTCAGATCCAGCGTGACAACGCGCAGCCCGGAGCCCAGTGTTCCAGGGGCCGGGAGCTCAAGGACGGGCCGGTATCCTGACTGTGCGCTCCCCCCAGTTGCTTGGGAACTGACCATACGGCGGGCCGAGTTTGAGCCATACCCTCCCCGTTTTACACGAGACGACGTACTAGTGCTATCCTGTCCCCAGGAGCCTATCCAATCCCAGTTCTTGATGTGCTCGTCTGACTTATTCAGAATCATGTCCCACTCGTTGCTTTGTGGAGTTCCACGCACATTCTTGCCGGAACCAGTACTGTCACTCCCCCCCGACGGTGCGCGCATAGTATAGCTCACGCCGCCGCTGGTGTACGGTGTACCGAAAATCAAGCTTTTGTTGTTCAACTCAGTCCAGGGTACGGTATGGGTCACATTGTAGTCCGCGATAAACAGACTGTGGCCGTATCGGTTAGTGTCGGCATATTCTTGAGTGGTCGCTTGTGCGCTTGCCAGCTTATAGGCGTTGACCACTCCCGCGTAGGTAAAGGGTACCCAATGGAGAGTGGTGTCCGGCATGGCACTGTTTACCGTTCCAGGAATCTCCGCCCCGGACAGGTCGAACCAGTAGATGCCGCCAGGGGCGAGGGCAGGGAACTGTATCAAAGCAAGCGAGGCCGCGTCACTTGCGAGACTTCCATATCTGTTGGCAACAACGCACCGATACCAGCCGTCCATGTTCACGGTTGCCGCAGCTATGGTATAACTGCTTTCTGTCGCGCCGGAAATATCTTCCCAAGGGCCGTCAGCGCCGCCCCGGCTTATTTGCCATTGATAGGTAAACGGGATCGTATCCCTGGCGGTCATGGTAAAGGTCGCCGCTTCCCCTGCGCGAACAGTTATACTCTGGGGCTGTTCCGTAATCGTGGGCAGCGCTGTCCAGCAAGCGGTCAGGGCTGTTACTGTGGACGGAATATCCTCGCCCGCCTGGTATAGCGTACCGTTACCGTCTTCCCAGCCAGCGAATCCCTTCCCCTCCGGGGCGGTCAGGCCCTCGCCGCTGGGGGCCGCAAAAGCCTGGCCGGACTTCACCACGATGCGGACGGGGCCGCTCTGCGCCACGTTGGACGTTCCGGCTTTGCCGCCGTTCAAATCCAGCGTGACAACTTTCAAGCTGTCAGAGGCCAGTTGGTCAGGGGCCGGGAGTTCAAGGACGGGGCGAAAACCGACGTTCACGAACCGATTCGTAGCAGTGTAGTAGCTCCAGTTGCGGGCCGAGTGAGACCCCCGAACCGCACGAGTCGATGTGCTAGATGAGTTGGTATCCTGCCCCCAGGAATATTCCCCACTCCAGTTTTTGATATACTCGTCTGACTTATTCAAAATCTTATCCCACTCATTGCTTTGCGGAATACCGCGCTCGCGATCACCGGAACCAGTAGAATCGCTTCCCGCCGAGGGCGCACGCATGGCGTAGTCCACGCCGCTGCTGGCGTAGGCTGTGCCGAAAATCATGCCTTTATTGTTCAGATCGTCCCAGGATACGGAATGGATTACGTTGTAGTCCGCGATAAACAGGCTGTGGTCGTATCGGGAAGTGTCGGCATATTCCTGGGTGGTCGCTTGTTCGCTTGTCAGCTTATAGGCGTTAATCGCTCCCGTATAGGTAAAGGGCGCCCAATGGAGGGTTGTGTCTGGCATGTCACTGTTTACCGTTCCGGGAATCTCCGCCCCGGACAGGTCGAACCAATAGGTTTCACCGGGGGTGAGGGCAGGGAACATATCCAAAATAAGCGAGGCCGCGTCGCTTGTGAGACTTCCATATCTGTTGGAAACAACGCACCGATAGTTCCAGCCCTCCATGCTCGTGGCTGCCGCAGTTATGGTATAACTGCTTTCTGTCGCGCCGGGAATATCTTCCCAAGAGCCGTAAGCGCCGCCCTGTCTTACTTGCCATTGATAGGTGAGTGGGCCTGCGTCGCTGACGGCTATGGTAAAGGTCGCCGCTTCCCCTGCGCGAACAGTTATACTCTGGGGCTGCTCCGTAATCGTGGGCAGCGCTGCCCAGCAAGCGGTCAGGGCTGTTACTGTGGACGGAATATCCTCGCCCGCCTGGTATAGCGTACCGTCACCGTCTTTCCAGGCATCAAACCCCTTCCCCTCCGGGGCGGTCAGGCCCTCGCCGCTGGGGGCTTTGAAGCTCTCCCCGGACTTCACCACAATGTAGACGGGGCCGCTCTGCGCCGCGTTGGACGTTCCGGCTTTGCCGCCGTTCAAATCCAGCGTGACAACGTTTAGACCGTCAGAGCCCAGGGCGTCAGGGTCCAGAATTTCAAGGACGGGGCGAAAACCGACATAAGCAATCCGATACGTCGCATTGTAGTGGCCGAAGCTGCGGGCCGAACGATACCCCCGCGCCGCACGATTCGATGAATTATCAGCATATGTGTCCTGCCCCCATGAGAGCATATTACGCCAGTTATTGATATATCCAGCATTTTTATTCAAGATCTCGTCCCACTCGTTGCTTTCCGGAATGCCGCGCTCAGAATTACCGGAACCAGTAAAACCGCTTCCCGCCGAGGGCGCACGCATGGTGTAGTCCACGCCGCCGCTGGCGTAGGCTGTGCCGAAAATCATGTTTTTATTGTTCAACTCGTTCCAGGTTACGGAATGGGTTACATTGTAGTCCGCAATGAAAAGGTTGTGGGGGTATGGAGATACTGAATCGTCCGTGCTGACACCCTCAACAGTACGGCTATAAGCATTGACTGCCCCCGCATAGGTAAAGGGCACCCAATGGAGGGTGGCGTCCGGCACGGCACTGTTTACCGTTCCGGGAATCTCCGCCCCGGACAGGTCGAACCAGTAGGTTTCACCGGGGGTGAGGGCGGAAATCCGTTCCGTTACAAAAACCGCTCTGATGGTCACGTTTTCAGCGGGCATGGTGAAGCGGTTGTCAACGATTGTCGCGTCGCCGGATATAACCGCCCATCCCTCGAACCAGTAGCCGTTGTCCGCCTCGGCGGTCAGTATAATTTCTGTTCCCGGAATCGCAGAGTTCAAGGAAGCGGAAGCTGTGCCGTTTCCGCTGGTTTGCACGGTTACGTTACGTGGGGGCAGAGACTTCCACTGCGCGGTCAACTCTGTCACCCCGGCGGGAACTGTGTCTCCCGGCTCATAGACATTTCCAGAACTGTCTGTCCAATTAGGAAAAGATTCCTTCCATTGAGCGGTCAGGCCCTCGCTGCTGGGGGCGGTGAAGCTCTCGCCGGACTTGACCACGATATTGACGGACGCCGTGTCGGACGTTCCGGCTTTGCCGCCGTTCAAATCCAACGTGACAACTTGCAGGCCAGAGGTCAGAGCGTCAGGGGCCGGGAGTTCAAGGACGGGGCGAAAACCGACGCGCACGTCCCGAGTCGTAGCAGAGCTGTTGCTCCAGAAGCGGGCCGAGAGAGACCCCCGAATCGCACGACTCGATGTGTAAAATGAACTGGTATCCTGCCCCCAGGAATATGCCCCACTCCAGTTTTTAATATACTCGTCTGACTTATTCAAAATCGTATCCCACTCGTTGCTTTCCGGAATGCCGCGCTTAGAATTACCGGAACCAGTAAAACCGCTTCCCGCCGAGGGCGCACGCATGGTGTAGTCCACGCCGCCGCTGGCGTAGGCTGTGCCGAAAATCAT